AAAAAAAAAACAAAAAAGTTTCAAAAAACAGTTGATTTTTGTGCCCAAAGTGTATATAATATAATTGTGGTAAGGAGTACCACACAATACAAACTTTGGGAGGATTATTACAATGAAAAACCTTTACAATCACTTCAATCACAGTGTTTATTCTACGATCAATTGGTGTACTAACACCGAAGTAATCAACTCACTCAACAAACTTCGCAACGAAATCAAAACCGTCGACGAAAAAACCAACCCCAACCGCAGATGTAAAAACTACCCTCTGCGTACGTTTGAATACAACGACTTTCGCTTCGTTGAAACACTCAACACCAACGCGGGGGACCGTGGTGATATTTATTACACACCCACCGGTGAATTGGTTGCGACCGATGTTGGTTACTACGATTACACAGTGTTTGTGTGGTGGTTTTACAACCACCGTTAAACACACATCGGTTGAAGGGGCGGGTAACCGCCCTTTCTTTTTGTGCAAACGCGCGACTGGTTGAGACTGCTCCTTGAAGCAGTGCGGCACTCCATGCGAGAAGGTTGAGACTGTCAAGCTCTCAGCCCCTGCATGCCAAGCGCCAGTCGATAGACGCCAAGCGCCAACTGCATGACTCAGGTGTGTAGTGCACACTCAAGACTAAAGATCAGTCACTCAGGCGCAAAAAAACGGGGTTTTTGGAGCTCTAGAAATGACGCTCGCGAGACTACTGTTTGACTAACTAAAATGAAAAAAGGCCGGAACTGGTAACAGCTCTGGCTTTTTTTCATTTTAGTTAGTTCTTTTTTTGCTCCTGTTTCATTTCATTTCATTTCATTGTTTCTCATTTTTCTTTAATAATAAAAATAATAATAATAAATAAAGAAAAAAGAAAAGAAGAAAAGGAAAAGGAGCTTGACCGGTACTGACTAAATGAAATCATGAAAGTTCTAGTGAAATCGGTAGAAATAATTAGTCAGTCAAACACATGGTTCTCGAGCCCCCTATTTTCGCGCGAGCGAGGGCCGTTTTTTTGCGCATGAGTTACTGTTTAATACTCTCGAGTGTGCACTAACTCGAGGTGAAGCAGCATGACACTAGAAATTTTTCAACAAAAGGCTTGCAATTTATCAAAAATGATATTATAATAAAGAAAAAGAAAGGAGGAACAATTCCAATGTACTGTAAAGTGCACTATCGCGTGTCATCCAGTCCAGAAGCTCAACATCAGCAAGAACTCCCGCTAGACCAGTTCATACTCAACCTGCAGACACTCGAGCCAGCTGGCTCAACCAGATCAAGCAGCTCCACCAACTCAACTCCAGGCGCACCTGATGCCCAACTTCCGGGCCAATCTCAACCAGCTCAACTGATCCCGCTGGCGACTGTGCTTGACTCAGCTCAAGGCGATGCGATCTGGTTCGCAAGCCCTCGCAATGCTCAACTTTTGCTGGAGACAGCCCAGCTACCCAGACGTGAGCTAGAGCCGGGTGAGGCTGGCTCGCCGTTGCTGTATCGAGCAGCTGGATGCAATCGAGCTCGAAAGTGCTGCTGCACTTGCACTAGGCTCTGTGCGCACCGATGTCTGCATGACTGCTTTGTGCGCCTGTGGCTCTGGAAGCGAGAGCTGGACTCGCTAGGTGTCGCAACCAGTCCAACTCAACTGTCTCAACCTAGCGAGCGAGGCGGAAGCGCCCGGCTAGTGTCGGCAGCAAGCCCGTACTTCGCAACCCAATGCGCGGTGCTGAATGTGTACACTAGTTACAAGCAGCTGTCACAGGTCATTGGCTCAACTGTCTCAGCGAGAATAAACACGTACATCCGTGAAGCACAAGCTCGAGGCGGCACCAACCTCAACTCAATGGACTACTCGATGCAGCTAAAGCTCAACGCAAAGGGAAAGCCGATTGCAGACCCTGACACCGGCAAGCTGGAGGTCCTGTGCTGGCCTCAATCAGGCTTGTGTCCGTTCTGCTTGCCGGACAGAAGTTATCAACTCAAAAAACGAATGAAGAAAGTAGGTATGCCTAAATGAATAACGAAACTAAGCCTGTCGTCCGCGTTACGACTAAGGAGACCGAGCTCCTTCAGCAGATGCGCGAGGAAGCAGAAGTCGTTGAGCTTCAAGTCTATCTGAATCAGTACAGACAAGCTCTGTATCAACTGAATCAATTTATTCAACAAAACACGCTCGGTACGTTGATGCTGAGTGAAGCAGTCGGCCTGAGCGGGGATGCACCTTGTGGTGGCTTGGACCTGTACCTCATTCCGAAAGACCCGAGCCTGTACGCCAAGCCTAGCCTGGTCAATCTCGTCAGGTCAACAAACCTGTTCAACATCTGGCAGCGTTCGGAGCACGCGCAGTCAGCGGACCAACCGCTACCTCGGTTTGACTGGTCTAAGCTGGAGTACCCTCGCTTTGGACCTTTCAAGTTCTACATCGGTAGTCACCTTGGATGGAGCAAGGAGGATTCAACAGATGAGCAGAGTTGAGTTCTTCTACGCACAGGATTACTATGCCTTAGCTAAGCAGATCAACACTTGGTTGTCACGCAATTCGACATACAGAGTTGTGACCATAACCGTTGTACAAGATGCACGTGCGTTGGTCGCATTTGAGAGAGTAGAAGCGCATGACTGACTTTCAACTAAAGTGTCCGTGCACTAGAAGCTGTGTCAACAGATCCGCAACCTGTCACGGCGAGTGTGATGCGTACAAAGCGTACGAGCGTGAGAAACACGCTGAGTATGCAGCTCGAGCTAAGCTCGATGCAATTGACCCTGGTATATCTCCAACAGCAGGTATGAAGCGTAAAATGAATCACGCTAAGTGGTTGAAGAAGAATGGAAGGTGGCATAAGTAATGACTAACAAGGAAGCAGCGGTACTGCTAGTGCAGGAATACGCGAATTACAAGCAGTCTATGGGTAGATATGTGCATGTTCTGCTTGCTGAGGCTGTAGCTAGAGCCGTGATCGCTTTAGAGAAAGCGTCTACAGACGAGGAGGTGCGTTCTGATGCCGAACACGAATGAAATGCGCTGGATTCTGATGTGTCAGTACGGCAGTGCTGAGAAATGGCAGCAGAAAGTGAGAGCTATGAGCGAAGCTCAAGTGCAAGCTGTCTACCTGAGGCTGAAACAGAGCGGTAAGCTCTGGGTTCCGAATTCAGTACACACCCCTCAACCGAACTAGTCGGCTTTATTTCAGTTCAAACAATTTTCAAAAATCTCAACAAAAGACTTGATTTTCTCGAGCAAAGCAGCTATAATAATAATGTAGATAAGAACTAATACAAAACAAATTTGGAGGTTTACTATGAACAACATTGAACAGATTATGGAAATCAAAGGCGTGCAGCCTTCCCTCAAGGCGTTTGCCGGTGTATTCGATCTGAATCCGGTCCGTCTGTACTCGGTTGCGAAGCAGCCGAAAGAGGGCGTTGTGTATGTCTCCAAGGTTTTCAACTGGGACGCAATCGAGCGTTTCATCAGCCGTCGTCTGGATGCTGACAAGGGTCTGGCTACTCTGGAAGACGTCGTTGATGCTGCTATCGTGATCGATGCTCAGCTGAAAGAGAACGACGGTCGTCGCAAGACTGCTGGTGGCGGTTACGGTGCGAAGATCGAAGTCGATGGTCAGATGGTCGCTCAGAGACGCTACCCGAGCTACGAGATGGAGAACCATCAGATGATCTGCCTGAAGGGCGACGTTGAGGTCTATGCTATCGTGATGCAGACTCTGTCTCATACGGTCCTGCGTCCTCTGGCTGAAGCTCTGCTGGAAGGTACCGAGCCCGTTTTCAAGGGCAACGACATCAAGGTCATCTCGAATGGCATGCTGAACATGAAGGGCGTTGCGCCTGCTGGTCTGGCAAAGGCTGTCGAGGATCGTTTCAACGGTACGTATGCCCAGGAACTTGCCGACGAAGCTCAGCGTAAGGCTGATGCTGCTGCGGCTAAGGCTGCCGAGTAATCGCTCAGTCGCGCGTCTACTCTTCTTCGCGCGATGACTTCCCTGAGCGTTGCTCATAGTAGGGGCCCCGGGTTGGTTGACTCCTCCAGCTCGGGGCTTCTTTGAAGACGAGTAGTGTAGCATTTATTTTAAACTGAAGGAGGTGGTAGTTATATGGAAGGATATTGCTGGTGTCCGGGGTGCATGAAATGGGTGCCAGAGCAGCTGATGAACCGGGAGCGTGATCCTGAAACCCATCAACTGATTCGCATATGCACACCGTGCCTGGAAGGAGTCTCAGCAACAAATTCATACGTGCTCGACGAGCATCATGAGCAAACGCGATGCGTGTACTGCAGGAGCTACAATACAACTGAGCTAGTGTCTCAACAGTACAACAAGTTTTTCTGTAATAATTGTAGAAGGGAGTTTTTCAGAGTATGAAAGGGTTCATACACATTGAGTCCACGGGCAGAGAGGGCGCTTTGAGATGCGAGGCTAACCTGTCTGATGTTAGTAAAGTCGATCGATATCAAGCGCTTGATGCTGCTTGTAGACTGCTTAAGCTAGATAACCGCGACTTAGCGATTTTCTTTGCTGTAAGATCTGCGGGCGCATTCGATCAGTGCACTGTTCAGAGCGACGGAGCAGGCGTAGCGCTTGGTGATGTTAATGAACTGCTGTGTCAGTACCAGGAAATGAAGAAGGAGGATAACGAGAATGGCAATGGCGAAGAGATGTGATCGATGCAATGCATACTTCCAGATTTCTAAGAGTCAGCCCAGTGTGGTAGCGATTGCATACGCCGATTATCGCGGTAGCATTGATGGTACCAGTCAATATGGCGGCTGGCGAGATCTGTGCCCTGAGTGCATGGATGCGCTCAATGTCTGGATGAAGGGTGCACTGAAGGAGGTACAGTTCGTTGAAAGTTGATGTATCTGAAATCAAAACATTCAAGGCGTGTAAGCGCCAGTGGCAGTTTACCTCTAGGAATAAGTTCCATTTGAGACCGATGGTCACGCCACCTGCATTTGCTTTTGGCACGATCTTTCACGAGGCATTAGCGCAGCTGTACTTGGATGTACCTCTGGACAAGGTCATGGAGATGGTGCGCCGTGAGATGCAGTCTGATACCGATGTGGCTCTGCTTGCTATGGTACCTGGCTACTACAAGAATGTGCTGCCGGACGATCTGGAGCGGTTCACTGTGCTAGATGTTGAGCATCATTTCAACATTGTACCGACGACCAGCTTCGGTGAGTATCTGTTCCCTCTAGTCCCCTCAACAGATCCGAAAACTGAAGAGCGCATCTACGATGCAAATGGCAATCCGGTTATGGAGCCTAGCTTAACAATCTGCGGTTCAATTGACATGATCGTGCTGGACAAAGAGGAAGGTAAGATCTACGGCTTCGAGCACAAGACCTGTAAGCACTTTAGAGACGAGTCTTATCTGTGGCTCGATGAGCAGCCTCGGGTCTACACCTGGGCGTTGCAGGTGTTCGTTAAGGAATACAACCAGAAGCACGGTACGCAGTACGAGTTGGGTGGTGTGTATCTCAACGAAGTCAAGAAGCTGCTTCGGCAGTTCCAGTATCACAGAACGCTGTGCACGTACAGTGACGAGGATCTGGATAACTTTATGCTTGCTTTCTTCAACGATTGTAGAGAGTGCAAGCATATGGTTGATAGCAATTCGTACGCAGCTCCGAAGCCCAGCTACATGGGCTGCAGCATGTGTATGTTCAGGACAATCTGCTCAACTTACATGTACGAGAATCTGGACAGAGAGAAGATTCTGCATGAGTTTAGCGAGGAGTTTGTTGAGCGTACCGAGGATCACCTGGAGGAGAAGACAGAAAGGAGTACAGAGTCATGATTATAATCACTCCTAGCTACGCGACCAACTCAATCTGGATTGAACCCTGGGGGAGTCAAGATCGCAAAGCTCTGCAGAAGTTCCTATTCTCTGTATATGAGTCTGAGATGGATATTATTCGGCTAGACTTGACGCGTTATGCGCGTAGCCCTAGAGCTCTGGTGGGAGATCTGCGTAAGACTATCGCACGATGTAAGCTACCGTTACACGTTGCACAACGTGATCGATATTACGTGTACATATTCAGAAAGGAGTTAGTAGAATGACGAAGCGTATCCACGACATTTTGTTGGAGCTGGGAGTGCCGGCTAATCTGAAGGGTCATGAAGCTCTGACTATCGGCATTGAGCTGGTGATTTCAGATCCTACGTATCTGAATCGAGGTGTTACAACGCGACTCTATCCAGAGATTGCACAACGAATGTCTATTCCGACGACTGCACTTCGAGTCGAACGAGCGATGCGACATGCAATCGAGTATATATACGACAATACGACACCTGAGGTGTTGCAGTACTACTTCGGCAATACTGCAAGCCTTAGAAAGGGCAAGTTGACTAACAGCCAGTTTATAGCGCAGGTTGCGCTTAAGATTCGAGACTTGGGAGGTAAGGTAAAATGACGAACATTCAATTCCCCTCAACTAATTTAGTTGAGTGTGTCTTCAGCTGGAGACAGAATGATACCTATGCAACAGCTAATTGGGACGAGTACGATCACCGTGACCCCATTCACCTGAAGCGGTATATCTACGGACTGCCGGACGATCTGGTTGGTAAAGTTGCGATCGGCGACACTGTATTGGTGCACTGTAAGACAGGTTATCAGCTGGCTCAGATTGTCACTATCAACGCGCTGGCTTCGTTCGATCTGGACTCGGTTGCTCCGGTGGTCTGCGTGGTCAACTTGGCCTCGTACATCACCGAGGTTGAGCGTAAGAAGTCGTTGGCAAGGTTGAAGCAGCAGCTCGATGATGAGAAGAAGCGTCTGGAGTCTATGGTCACCTACGACCTGATTGCTGAAAAGAGTCCCGAGTTTGCTGCTTTGCTGAAGCAATACAAGGACGCTGGTGGTCGGTTCTAAGGCAGCGTAGCAGTTTGAAATTCAGTGTACCATATAAAAGAAACTGAAATTTTTGTATCAGTGCACTTGATTTCTGCTGCTGAAGCATCTATAATATAGATATCTCGAGGAGGTAACTAGATGCAGATTATTGATTTGAAAAAGCCCGACACTGATCCAGTATTCGCTCTGGTGTACGGAGCAAGCGGTACTGGCAAGACTCATTTGATGGGTACAGTGGGCGAGCTTGGACGTACGCTGATCATCGACATTGACCAGGGCATCAAGACACTTCGTAATGCTCCAGACTTGCTGAAAGCGCACTACACTGACAATATCACTGTTGTGGACTTCACTAAGTTCCAAGATCTGAACGAGGCGTATAAGCTGGTCGAGGCTAATGACCCCAAGAAGTGGTCGCAGAAGTTTGGGGTGCCGATTACTCAACCGTTCGACTGGGTACTCTGGGATACTTGGTCTGAGATTCAGTGGTACATGCTGGAGGAGTTGAGAAGCAAGGACGCTGAGATGAAGGGATCAGGTCTCAACTTCAGAAAGAATATTCAGATTCAACACTGGGGTATGATGACAGATCTGAATAAACTTGCAGTCCAGCAGCTGCGTGCCTGTAAGGTAAATCAAGTGTTTACAATGCAGGAGAAGCTGGATAAGGATGAGATCAGCGGCGTTATCTATGGCGGCCCTGCTATCCATGGTAAGATGGTTCAAGAAATGCCTGCTTACTTTGACGTGGTTGTGCACACGTACACTGATCTTCAGGGTCAGTACTGCGCAACAACGAAGTCGAAAGGCAAGTGGCCTGGCAAGACTCGTCTTGGTGTTGGTGTCGACATCAAGAATCCGACAGCGAAGCAGCTGTTTACAAAGTGATTATGAGAGTGGTGCCTGCTATGCTCCGCAGGGTAGGGTAAATGGCATTGCGACCTATAGAGAAGTCGGACTGCGCGACGTGGGGACTACCAGCCGCTCTTGTAATAAATATGCATAGCCGGTACCAGAGAACCCGGCAGAAAGGAGCTCGTTATGAGCACAAACAAAACTGGCCTTGGTGCCAAACTTTGTACGAAAGGAGGTGTTGAGTGGAGAAGTTTTAAGATTTTGATGCGGAGTGTTCCGTGTCCCGTGGTTGCGTTGTTCTGCGTATCGGTGGTTCTTATGAACCTTCTGGCAAACAAAGAGGTAACGACAGGATGGAGCTGGCTGGTGCTTGATGGCGGATTTATGGTATCCTGGTTAAGCTTCCTGGTGATGGACATGGTGACCAAACGTTTTGGTGCTAAGGCATCCATTCAGGTATCCGCCTTTGCGGCAGCGTGCAACCTACTGGTAGCAGGCATTATGATCGTAGTTACCAGAGTGCCTGGCAATTGGGGCGCGTTTTATGACTATGGTCTGCCGGAAGTGAATGAAGCTCTGAACAGCACATTCGGAGGTACCTGGTATGTGTTGATGGGTAGTACCATAGCATTTCTTACATCATCGGTGGTGAACGCTCTAATCAATGCAGCTATTGGCAGAGCATCAACTACTGACGGATTTGCGAGCTTTGCATTGCGGTCTTACGTATCAACTATGATCGCGCAGTTTGTTGACAACTTTGTATTTGCTCTCATTGTGAGCCACGTGTTCTTCGGCTGGTCTATGACGCAGGTAGTTGTGTGCTCCCTTACGGGATGTATTATTGAGCTGCTGTGCGAGGTAGTATTCAGCCCTATCGGTTACAAAGTGTCTAAGCAGTGGGAAGTAGAACACGTGGGTAAAGAGTATTTGGAGGCGACGAAATGAAAGTAGTAGTTACTGGAGCAGCCCAGGGCATTGGCCGGGCTATTGCGGAAGAGTTCTTGGCACACGGTCATGAGGTGTGCGGTATTGATCTGAAGAGCGGAACGATTGAGCATAGTAGTTACAAACACTACATTGCTGATGTATCTGAGGAATGCCAGCTCCCGGACATCCCGGACGTAGACATTTTGGTCAATAACGCCGGTAGCTGGGCCCAGGATGTGGATAATATCAAGAACAACCTGGAGTCCGCTATCCTGTGCACTGAGAAGTATGCACTGCGTCCCGGCATAAAGTCTGTTGTCAACATCGTATCTGTGAGCGCTCATAATGGTGCGGAGTTCCCGAGGTACGCAGCATCTAAGGGCGGACTGCTTACCTACACAAAGTGGACCGCACAGGAGATTGCCCAGTACGGAGCGGTGTGCAACAGTGTATCTCCCGGTGGCGTGTTTACGGCCTCCAACAAGCACATCATTCAGAATAATAAGCTCTACAAGAGAGTGTGCGACGAGACTCTTCTTGGCAAGTGGGCAATACCTGAGGAGATTGCAGAGTGGGTCTACTTCATGGCAGCTGTGAACCGAAGCGCAACAGCGCAGGACATTGTCATCGACAACGGAGAGATGGCTAAGTTCAACTTCGTCTGGTAATACCAAACTCTAAAGGGAGTCACTAACGGAGTATAAATAAGTAGGGTCACCGTGCAAACCGGGAGTATATAGAGCTATAGCCAAGTGGTTAAGGCACGAGACTTTGACTCTCGCATCGCTGGTTCGAGTCCAGCTAGCTCTGCCAGCTCGAAAGAGCAGAATTTATCATCCACCCGAGATGAAGTCGGTACAGGATGGCAACGATAATAGCCTACCCTGGGAAGGTACTTTATGTTGAACCTCGATTTTTCCAGCGTCCCGTCCCGTGAGCCTCTCGATGAAGGCGTGTATGATCTGACCATCGCCAAGATCGAAGAGACCACGAGCAGCACCGGCAACCCCATGCTGAAGGTTGAGTACGACGTCAACGGCGTCGAAGGCAAGCGCAAGCTGTGGGACAACTACGTTCTGATCGACAAGTGCCTGTGGAAGGTCAAGGAGCTGTTCGATGCTCTGGGCGTTGACACCAGCGAGCTGGTCGAGATGGATGTCAGCGAGCTGCTTGGCATGCAGGTCCAGGCTAAGGTCGTTCAGGAAACCTACAACGGCGATATCGTCAACAGAATCAAGAAGGTTATGCCGGCTTGATACTACATGGAGTGGCGAGGTAACTCGTCGCTCCAATTAGCAGAGGAGGGATACATTGGCCCTTATTTACGATGAGTTTATAGCTTTTTCATCTGCACAAGGTGATCAGCTATACGCTAACTGCCCCTTTCATCCAGACAAGACGCCTTCATTTACAGTCAACACGACCACGCACGAGTGGTACTGCCATGGGTGTAATAAGGGTGGTTCGGAGAAGGAGTTCCTATCAGAGTACTTTGATGTGGAGCCAAAGATCGGCAAGTACGCATTTGAGTACTGGGAGACTAAGGGCACCTTGCCATTTCCAACAGAGCAGCAAGTCGAGAAGTATCATCAACAGTTGCTCAAGAGTCCGAAGGACTTAGCTATTCTGCAAAGTTTTGGCATTACTCAGCAAACAATAGAGGAGTTGAAGTTAGGGCTAGACGACTTCAGAGTTATCTTCCCAATCAAATCTAGACGTGGTTACTGGGTCAATCTTCGTCGGTATCTGCCTCCTCAACGTAGAATTGCCGAAACGAAAGAGCCAAAATGCTTGAATGTTCGAGGTCTTGGACAGAGACGTTATTGGCCTTATATAGCGTTTGACAAATCTGAGATCGTAATTGTTGAGGGTGAGAAGGATTGTGCTTCGGCTAGGTCGCAGGGCTTAAATGCTGTAACCGGTACAGGCGGTAGCTCAATTCCATCAGATGAGATTAGCTTATTCAGCGGCAAAGATGTTGTGCTTATGCTAGATGCTGATACCGTTGGTCAGCGATCTGTAAACACATACATTCAGCTCTTGAAGCCTATTGCTGCTAGTATTCGCATTATTAGACTTCCGCAGAAAGACTTTGTTGACTATTACACGTCGTGTCAACTTACTGGCGCAACTGTTGATGTATGGCAGTACGCCTCAACTTATCTCGAGTACGAGAAGCTCAAGGCTGCTGCAGAGGCTCAAGACGTGTCTCTGGTACGCAGTGAGTTCACAGAGCATTTGAACTCGTGGATGAAGTTGCGAGGTATGAGTGTAGTAGGTGTTGAGCCTAAAATCTACACAGTGCCTGTAAAGTTAAGATGTGTATGTGGTAATGCAAACTGCAGTAAGCCATGTCCGCTAGCTTTCACACCCGCGAATGACGATCTGACTCAGACAATCGATGTAGATCCTCGTCAACTTTTGCGCTTTATGAACTCGCCTGACTCGGCACAAGACAGCTATGCTCGTCAAGTTTTTGGCTGTAAATCAGTACATGCTGAAGCAGTTGATCTTATCAACTGTCAGAAGCTGATCTTCCAGGAGAGTGCAAGCTTTATTGACGGCCTTGAGGAAGCTTCGTTCGAGAATCGCTATGGTGTTTATCTGTATACCGACTACAGACTGAACGCTACCATGAAGTACGACTTTGAAGCTTGTAGAGTCACTGATCCTACCACTCAACAAAACTACTACTTGATTCGAGATGCAGAGTGTGTGACAGCTGTTCAACCTAACATTGAACCTGAGTTGATTGCTCGATTCAGACAGGCTGGTGCTAAAGCTCATTCTGCGATGGATTTGATCAATACGTACTATGAAGAATGGATGCCTTCTTTAGGCATTGAAGGTAGACCTGATCTGTTCGGTGCTATTCTTTTGACGTACTGCTCTGTGACTGAGATACCTTGGCAGGGCGGTGTTATCAAGGGCTGGTTGGATACGATGTGTATTGGCGATACTCGTACTGGCAAATCTCAGATGGCTCAACGCTTTGTTAAAGTGTTGGGCATGGGTGGTTATATCAACGGTGAGAATGCTCGGCGCACAGGCGTCATTGGTGGTGTTCAACGATTCGGCGATAGCTGGGTCGTAACTTGGGGCGCAATACCAATGAACGATCGCGGTCTGTTGATGATTGATGAGGCCTCCGGCTTGGAGGTTGAGGACATCAAGGATCTCTCCTCAACAAGATCGAGTGGTGCTGTTACTCTCAACAAGATTGTTAAGGGCGAAGCTAGAGCTAGAACTCGACTGCTGTGGTTTAGCAACCCGCGCAACGGTCGCAACTTGTCTGACTTCTACTGGAAGGGCTTTGGAGCATTCCAAGAGTTTATTCCAGTTATGGAGGACCAGGCTCGATTCGATCTTGTGATTTCAGCTGCCCGCGAGGACGTTGATGTGCTGGGCGATTTCGATTATGATACTCCTGTGCAGGTTGGTCCCTGGAGAGCGTTGTTTAGCTTAGCATGGAGTATTGAAGCTGACGATATCAAGATTACATCTGAGGCTAAGGCAGAGGTTAGAGCTTGTGCTAAGGATCTGAATGCAAAGCTTGGCGGCGGCTCGTTGATCGTAGGTGTTGCAGTGCATGAGAAACTGCTCAGACTTGCATGTGCTTTTGCTATTGCGAGTGGCTCGTACGATCCTGTGACAGGCTGGCTGCAAGTTGATGCTCGATATGTTCGCTGGGCTGAAGAATTCTTGGAGGTAACACTCAACAAGGCTTCAATGGCATACGGCGATTACATTCGAGAGTTCAAGAGAGCTCAGGCTAAGCGGGCAGACAATATGCAGTTTATTCGGACGTTGATTGCAGTCAATCCTGCTATCAAGGCTCTGCTGACTGCATCGAGCTTTAAGGGATTCCAGTTCCAAGAGATTCTAGGTATGAGTAAGGACGAGAGTTCTAAGATTATGTCCGATCTGATTACACGAGGTTTGTTGAGACCTGGACCTTCTGCAAGCTACATTCCGGATAAGCTGTTGATGGAAGTTGCAAAACAAATGGATCTATAACTGCTGGAGGTGTTGTAATGGATAAAGCAGTTGCTGAAAAGTGGTTGACTCGGTACCCTAAACTCGAGAACTTTATCGCTGCTGGCACTATTAGCCTTAAGGCAGCTAGAGAGATCCTGGATGTGGACAGATACTTTATGTATGATATCTACAAAGAGCTGCTGGCTGGTGGTGTAGTTACTGCTAGCGGTACGAATGCTTGGCGTGCTACAACTGAGCTGAAAGAATACTTAAAGGAGCGAAAAGAGAATGCAAACGCAGAAAATTGACACGTATGTGCGCAATTCGTTGGAGCAAGCGTCTCGGTTGAAGCACTTGCTTGAGTTCGAGGATGCTAAGCTGCATCCCGGTATGGAGCCGAAGTTGCTTAACTTTGCCTGTTTGGGCTTGGCCGAGGAAGCTGGCGAGGTCGCGGGTCTTGCGACGCGTGAGCTGTGGAAGCAGATACCGCAAAATCCGAAACACTGGCTGGAAGAGCTGGGCGATGTGTTATGGTATCTTACAGCTGCAGCAGCATGTCGAGGCTATACGTTGGAAGATCTGTACAACTACAATGTGAAGAAATTGGAGGATCGTTATGGTAAATGATAATGTAAATCATCCGAGTCATTACACTCGTGGTAAGATTGAAGTCATCCGCATCATGGAAGATCAGCTTACGCCTGAGGAGTATCGGGGGTATGCTAAGGGCCAGGTTCTGAAGTATACTACGCGAGAGCGTGGTAAGAATGGCCTCGAAGACCTGAAGAAAGCTCAGTGGTATCTCAATCGACTGATCGCGTATCTGGACAAACAGGAGGTCTCGAAATGACCGGTACTCGTGTAACACTGCTGAAAGCTCCAACCGATGAAGATTGGAAAGAGGTTAATCGTAGAGCTCGGACGACAGTGGGCTACACTGAAGGCGTAGTTCCCTCAACAGAATGGCGTCACGCTATCTTGAGAGCTCGGCATAGTCCTATTCGATATTTGCGCTGGTCTTTCCTGATTGAGGATGTGCCGTATTGGGTAGCTTGTGAATTGCGCACGCATGTGCACGACATGCCGTACGTTGCGGACTTCGGTGTTTATATTCGGAGTCAGCGTAACGATCGTCAGGATAAGTACGATCGGAATGCAGCAAGGCAGGATGCTGCAGTCAACATGATCATTGATTGCAACGGTGAGCAGATTCAGGTGCTTGCAAACAAGCGTCTGTGCAACCAGGCTACAGCTGAAGCTCGAGCTATAGTTCGCGAGATGTGTGATGCAGTTGAGCGTGCTGAAAAGGCATACATTGGGCTGCTTGTGCCGATGTGTGGCTACTGTGGCGGTATTTGTCATGAGATGAAACCGTGTGGACGGCCGTGGAGGATTTACCATGATTAAGACATACCATGAAGCTCCTAAGAGTATTTTTCATCAGGTGCAAGAGTTGACAGATGGCGATTATGCTCTCGTACATCTGTTCGAAGAGGATCGACAGTACTATGAGCTGTTCCAAGAGGCGCTGCGCAAGGGTCGTGACGTGATTCTGGACAACAGCGTGTTCGAGCTGGGCGAAGCGTTCAAAGCAGACACGTTTGCATACTGGGTTTACGCTTTAAGCCCTACCTGGTATATCGTACCTGATGTTCTGGAAGATGCAGATGCTACAATCGACCGTTTCTTCAACTTTATCAAGCAGTATCCTGATCTGCCTGGTAAGCGAATCGGAGTTGTGCAAGGTAAGAACTACGACGACTTTGTGCGATGCTATAAAGCTATTGCACCGTACTGCGACAAGATCGGCATTAGCTTCGACTGCTCTTGGTATGAGGCTGGCTGCAAAGGTGCGACACGTTGGTTGAGACTTGCAGCAGGTCGGTTGAGAACGTTGATCGAGATGGACGAGCAGCGTGTCATTGATCGCTCTAAGCCGCATCATCTGTTGGGCGTAGCTGTACCTCAGGATTTGAGTTGCTACTACGCGTTACAGCAGGGCGGAGGTTTCAACTGGATCGACTCTGTGGATACGAGCAATCCGGTTGTACATGGTCTTGCTGGTATTGAGTACGAGTCCTTTGGTTTGCAGGATAAGGAAACTCGAAAATTGTACACCATGATCAACGAAGACGTGTCGCCAGATCAGTGGGCGCATATCGAACGTAACATTAAAGCGTTTAGGAGGTTCTGCAATGGAGCTGAATAAGACTTGGTATGCAATGTTTTCGCATACTGGAAAAGAAATCGAAGCTGTCTCGAGAAGGCTCGGACGTAAGCCAGACGTTATATACGCGAATAACTTTGACTACAATGGTCCGCTGCTGTCGAGAGTTTGGTTCGGTCAGCACGGTGGCATTCTGGAAAACAGTGTTGGAATGCTTCAACCGAATAGCGTATTGACGCTGCATGGCTATAATCGTATTCTGCCTAAGTGGTACGTGGAGTGGTTGAAGGAGAAGAATATTAAGTGCTACAACTTGCATCCCGCGCCTATTCAGCTATACAAAGAGTTGAAGGGCAAGGATCCTCAAGAGAGGCTTTTCAAGGGCATTCAGGATGGGCATTACACGTATGTCGGTAACGTTATTCATGAGGTTGTTCCAGAGGTTGATTCTGGAGAGATCTTTGCCTGGGATTTAGCGCAGGTTGACAGCAATACTCCGATATGTAAGAGTGTTGAGTCTCTCAGTAAGTCTCTGCATAACGCTGCTACACTTCTCTGGACAGAATTTTTGAAGGAGGCTTTATCCGATGGATAAAATCGTTCAACAGATCGCGCCTAACATGCCGGAAGACCGGCATGTTAAGGCTACTAGAGATGTTATGTCCTGGTACAAGATCGTATGGTCAACAAAGACGTTGCTTGTACCTCCAACTAATATTTTGCGTACCAACATGATGCAGCTGGAGCACTTCTCGGAAGCTGTAAAAGCTTTTGAAGCTATGGACTTTACAAGTCCAAAGTACAAATGGGATGACAAGGATCTGGTGCTGGATTCAGTCACTGGATTGCAGCCTCACACTCTTTGCGAAGTGTTGAAGAAGCTTCCCGATTTTGCTCGACAGCATGATGGTTGGCTTGCTTGCGATATTGAGACTCGTAGAGTTGAGTGGGAAGACAACATGCTGCTGTCTATTGGCTTTGCATATGGGCCTAGTCATTGTTTGGCTATCTACGACATTCCGATTGCCGGTGCTAAGACTACAATGCAGCCTAATCCCGAAGTCTGGGAAGCGTTGCAGACAGTCTTCAGTCAGCCTGACATCAAGTATATCTGGCACAACGGCAAGTTCGACTGTGGTAGACTTAAGTACCTGTGCAACCTGGATGCTCATGTTGATGAGGACACTATGCTTCAACATTTTGTTTGCATCAACGAGAAGCAAGGCACACATGGTTTGAAAGACCTTGGTCAACTTTACCTACAGGCTCCTGCTTGGGACGATGAACTGGATCAGTTGAAACGCAACTGGTGCAAGCAGCGTAAAGTTCCGTTGAAGGAGTTTATGTATGACTACATTCCAACGGAGACGTTGATCCCATACATGCAACGAGATTGCATCGCAACATATCGACTTCATCAATGCTTTAACGAGTTGATGAGACCGGGCTCTGATTTCATCTATCATCAGCTGTGCAGAGCCTCTACAGCATATGGCGCTGTTGAACTTGCAGGTGCACGCATCGATCTGGATTATCTGGAAGAGTTGGAAGCTGAGCTGGATAAGCTGATTGTTGAGTCAAAAGCTCGTCTGGCTAAGGTTGCAGGCAAGTACTGGAATCCTCTACTGTATGGCGCTGCAACTGGAGCAAAGGTAAAGCCAGATATGGAGTTCAGTCCGAAGTCTCCTAAGCAGCTGAAATGGATGTTGGGTGAGGTTATGGGTCATCCTGTGCCAGGTACTGATGCAGAGACTATGCAGATGTTGATGGAAGAGGTCGAGTCTAAGGACGATGCCGACGCTAAGGAGTTCATGGAATCTATTTTAGCAGCACGAAAGTACAGTAAGTACCTCGACACCTATGTTGTCGGTATTCGAGACGTGCTGTGCAGAGATAGTCGAGTGCGGTGCACATTCAACCTACATGGTACAGAGACGGGTCGGTTGAGCAGCTCGAATCCGAACATGCAGAACATTCCTCGCAACAAAATGATCAAGAATCTGATTGTAGCATCACCTGGAACATGCTTGCTTCAACTCGACTACAGCCAGTGCGAGCTTCGAGTGCTTGCGATGTTGAGTAAAGATCCGGCTCTGATTCAGATTTACCAGAGTGGTCAGGACCTGCATGATGCAGTCTGCGATATGATGTTCGGTGAAGGTTCGCATAAAGATAAAGAGCTGCGCAACCTAGCTAAGACAATTAATTTCGGTAAGTAAGAGCTTAGCCGAAGCAAAACCTCCTCAAAACGGTTAGGGCTGAGATGCTGAGACCGTGCCCAGGTAATGACTGGTGTGTATCGACTTATAACAGATCGCTGAGGAGACTCAAATCAACCGAATCTGTTTACACGGGAGGTAATTAAGGTGGCAATGACTTCAAGCGTTAAAGGTACAAAGATTTGTCCAGACTGTGGTAAGCTGTTTGAGTACAGGTCGCCTAAGAAGCAGAGATGTGACTCTTGTGCTAAAGAGCGAGTGCGTAAACAAGCTCGAGCAGCTTATAGCCCTGATGGCTCTAAGATTGGCTACAATCAGAAGGGCACGAATAATAATCACTGGGTTAATGGTACTGGATACTATCAGCAGTTTTGTAAGGATGCTTGCGAACGCTGCGGGTCTACAAAGTTTTTAGTCGTGCATCATCGAGATCATAATCATTACAACAGTGATCCCGAGAATCTCGAAACTCTGTGTAAGCGCTGTCATCAGTTGGAACACAGGTGTTGGGAGAACCTTAAGAAAGGTATAGTCAGGTCTTCGGAGAACAAAGAATCCGAGGAGTAACCGATAGCTTACGGTCGTGGTGCTGGATCCATCGCAACTAAGTTTAAGAAAAGCATGCGCGAAGCTCAGAGCATTATTGACAAATGGTTTGCTCCTATGCCTAAGGTGAAGGAGTACATCATGAATCGACGCAAGATGGCCACGAGAGGTGAGCCTTGTGTTACGATCTTTGGACGTGAGAGACATTTCGTGCTGACAGATTCTGAGCTCAACCATATTCAGAATGAATATATCAACACGCCAATTCAAGGCACAGCTTCTGACTTCGCAATGTTCTCGTTGATGAACATCTATGACTACTTGCAACAGAACTGGAAGGGTCGAGCTCGAATTGTTGCGACAGTTCATGACTCAATTATTATCGAGGTTGAGGATAAACCAGAGGCGCTGAAGACAATCGGCAACAAGTGTGTTGAGTTGATGGCAACTACGCCGCTGCAGTACGTGCCTGATTGCCCTGTACCGTTCGTAGCTGATGCAGAGATTGGCTATAAGTGGGGCGAGATGTATAAGCTGGACATGGAGACTGGCTTACCGAAGCCGAAGGAGTAATACTGTGGAGGTTGTCTTAGTAGTAGTGCTTGTCTGGATTATTGAGATCTGGGTGCTACATAAGATTTTTGGAGGTAAAATGTGAAGATATTACCGTACACAAATGACAAGTACATTAAAGTACTCGATCCGCCAGATCCAAGTATGCTGCTTGGCTGGAGACAGCGTAAGGGCGAGCCTTGGGTCATTGCGGAGAACAACCTTGTCAACCGGATCGTTTTAGGAATCTTCAACGCTGAAGAGTTGCGTCACACACCAGACAATCTTCAACAACGAATGGACCAGCTCAATGCAGACCAGCTGATGCCCTATCAGGTTGATGATGTGATGAGTATGCTTGCTTTACCCCATTGTCTCAATGCGAATCCCATGGGTTTAGGCAAGACAATAGAAGCAATCAAGCTTCTTCAACAAAGCGGAGCTCCCACGGCTCTCATTGTGACACCCAAGATTATAAGATATCAATGGCAAGACCAATTGAAGCGCTGGGCGAACATTGATGCTCATGTGTACGAAAATGGCTGCAAAGTGACTCCAGGATACTGGATTGTCAACTACGACAAGCTGCGCAACGAAGCTACGTTGCTGAAGTTCAGAGCATTTCAGTGGAGCTATCTAATTGTTGACGAGGCGCACAAGATAAAAAGTCGCTCCTCTCAACAGACTAAAGCAGTCAAGTCTATTCCAGCTCGACATAGAGTTGCGTTGACAGGTACGCCCATCTTGCGCTATGTTGACGATCTGTGGAGCATTCTCAACTTCTTGGATCCAAGCTATGCCTGCAACAGCTACTATGCCTTTGTTGAGTACTTTTGCAAGATTCAACATACACCGTGGGGAGATCGAATTGTAGGCTTGACTGATGATGCTCGGCATACAGCGATACTGAATCAGTTGCTGGACCTTATATGTATTCGCAATAGTGCAGTTGAGGTTGCGCACGGTAAGACTCGCGAAGTTATCAAGCTGCCAATGAGTAAAAAGCAGCGAGAGCTTTACCGAAAGGAAAAGCAGCTGCTACTGGATGAGCTACCAGAGCAGCTGACTATACCGAACGGTGCTGTGCTTACACTTCGGTTGATGCAGACGACATCCTGGCCTGGTCTGTACTTGGGTGCTGACGAGCCTGGTCCGAAGTTTGAGTGGTTTTTAGAGACCTGTCTCAACAATCCGAATGAGAAGTTTGTAGTGTTCTCTGTGTTCGAAAAGACTATATCTGCATTGGTTGAGTACCTTATAGCTAATAAAGTTGAGGCGGTTAAGATTACTGGTCAACAATCTGCAGAGCAGAATGAGTTGAGCAAGCGCTGTTTTGTTGAACGGGGTGCTCAGGTGCTTGCAGGTACAATTGGCGCCATGGGCCAGGGCTACGATGGCTTGCAACAGGTTTGTAGATTGATGATCTTTATCGACCGTGATTGGTCGCCTGAGATTCTCAACCAAGCTGAAGATAGGTTGAGACGAATGGGCCAAGACAATCCAGTTACCATTTACTATCTAGAGTGCACTGGCTCGTTCGATCAACATGTCGGTAGAATCAATCGTAATAAAGCAGAGGACATAAGGGAGGCTTTAGCTGATGAGTAATCATTTAGACATACTAGCTTTTGACCCTGGAGAGAGTACTGGTTGGTGCGTTCGGAGCTGGATTGTGCACGGCAGTCAGCCTGGAGCGTATGAGTACTTCGGCGGCACATTGCCGAAAGATCATCAACGAGTCGCTAGTTTGATCTGTCAGTGGGCTCCGCAGATTGTAGTGCTCGAGCGGTTCAACCTCTATCCGCAGATGGCAAAGTCGTTGGCATGGAACAGCTTTTACCCATGCGAGGTAATCGGCGTGATCAAGTACATGTGTGCTGAAATGAGCATTCGGGTAGTTGAGCAGGCACCAAGTGTGAAAAAGTACTTTGGTGGTTTTCAACCTGACTGGGAGCAGGTAAAAGAGACGCCTGATTTTAAGTTGACTGAGCATGTTAAAGATGCTTATCAGCACTTAAAATATTTTGAGCGTAATGGGTTGAAGAAATTTAGAGCATAAAGAAAGACCTGGGCTACTGCCCAGGTCCTCCTATTTAGTTAGTCGAGAAAGTACTTCTCAACCTTGAAGGGTTTTGCATCAGGGTCGTTGATGAAGTCGCACGCCAAGCTGAAGAAGAAGTTCTCATCGTTCTGCATGCCAACCATGCTTGCAGTGTTCATGTTGTCGTTGTAGACCATGTTCATTACAAGATACCAGTTGACGCAGTTCTCGGTGATGCCCTTAGACTTCAGTAGGTTGCGCACTTGCTCAAGAGACCAGCGCTGGCCATATGGAGACATGCTACGCACAATGCGCTCAGCCTGCTCCTTGGGAATTCGATACGCAAGCTTTTCAAGCTCGCAGATCAAAGCATCGTAGTACTCAGGATAGCGCTTGCACAGTTGAGCCATTATCTCATCTGTTGCGGCCCACGCTTCCTCTGCAAAACCTTTGTCCATTGCTTTGGACACAAGCTCACGATACTTCCCCATGGTCAGCTCTCCCGCGTGACTACGATGTTAGCATCCTGGATGTTGATGGTGTCAGCACCAATGTTGCGAACACTGATCGTGGAAGTCGAGCAGCACTGGTAGACACGAACCAGCACATCGGCGGAGATGTTGCCCGGGACAGCAACTGCAGCAGGTGTGTACAGCATGGTGCTACCGGCAATCGGTTCGCCGTCTTGTACAATCGCTACGCTAGTCTGCGCAACAGTACCGCCGGTCGGAATGCTGACATTGCCGTTGAAAGAGACTCTGTACACGCCAGGGCTCAACAGAATAACTCTGCTAGAGCCTGCTTCGTGCCGAGTTACGCAACCTGTTCTGATACGCGTGCTAGCAAACAGCACAGAGCCGTTCGCAACTACGGACTGAACAGGAACATTCACAGCATTAACCATAGATCATGCCTCCTTACGCGCAGTTGCAACCGGGGTTGCAGCCACAGCCAAAGCCGTTGGTAGCAGTGTACGGGCTGCAGGTGATGTATGCAGGCTGCGGGAAAGGCCGCAGAGCACTGATCAGAGTTGCGTTCTGAGCCTGCTGCGACAGCTGGAAGTTAGCAGTCTGCAGCTCCTGATCCTTCGCAGTAATCTTGTCACGAAGAGCCTGCATCGTATTGCTGTTGATGAGAGCGCGAGTCTGTTCGCCCTCTGCATGAATTGCAGTGGTGATCTCGCAGGTGTTCTTGTAGTTCTCAGCACGAACAGAGTCGATGTTGCGATTGGTTTCGCAGCAGCAGTTCTGTTGAGCAAAACGGTTCTCACACAACTGCTGACCGAGAGAGTTGAAGCCCTGCAGCATGGTCGTGTTCTGCGCATAGAAGCCATCGCATAGACCGTTCTGAATGCCGCGTACGCCGTTCTGCAGATCGTTGAAGTTGAAGTCCTGACACAGGTCTGCTCTAGTTCTCGTTCGTAGAATTCTCGCTCCCGTGTACTGAATTGCAGGTTACACTTAGCGCCTTTTTCTGATAGCCGTTCCTTTAGATCTTCCATTCTTTTTAGTCCTCGATCTGGTTCGAGTCTGCGTGATTCGTGCCATAACTCTTGATTACCTCCTCAATCTCGTCAGCTGTGAGATCAGTTGCAACAACGTTGCCTTGGCTGTCTACAAGCGTATAAACGCCTGTAGCATTAGTTGTGGTAGTACTACCGAAGTCGTACTGGTTCAGGTACAGCAAAAATCCTGCAACTACTACGAGCACAGCAGCAACTACACCGCAAATGACTTTTATCAAACCTCGAATGACTACGTCTTTCCGAATGTTCTCTGCTTTCAGCTCAGAGAGTAAGCCAGTTACGATGAAGTCTTGATCCATCTCACATACCTCTGGTTCGAGGAGCTACTGTAATGAGCTTAGTTTGCAGATCGTTGCGCTGTTGAATGCGTTGATCGGAAGGCAGGTCATTCCACTGCTGACCAATCTCTCTGAAGTTGATACTAGCAGGGAAGCCCTTGTAGTGATCACGCATGACAGCAAGGTTGACCATGAAGTGCGTCAGAGCCACAGCAGGCGTGCAACCTTGTTTGATAGCGTAGTTACGGATAACCTGCTCGTAACTCATAAGGTTGGGAATCATCATTAAGCTCCTTTCTCCTGTTTGCTGTGCGGTAATTTATTTACCTCCAGCATCAAGTTGTCCAGATAACCATTGCCACCGAGCGCTGTGTGATACACTTCATGCATCTTGATCAGATCTTCGTACTCATCGCGAGTAACGTGACCGCGTTCAACAAAGTGGTTGCCGAGATACTTGATCCGATCATAGAGCAGAATGCGAACGCCAGCCTCGACGCCATTGTCTTTCTTCTGACGCGCAGACAGCAAGGTGAACACGCCAGAGATAACAGCTGCAAGCGCGCTGCTACTAAGAGCAGCAATTAAAATGTCCATGTCACTTCTCCTCCGTTGAAAATACAGCGATGTTGCCCTGGTTACTGATCTTGAGATTCAGCGCTGCAGCAAGATCTCGAGCGTTGATGTAGTTGGAACCGTCTTTGAGAATTCTCTTGACAGCTACGTCCTTACCATCAACAATGATCTTAGAAGTCTCAACCACCTCGTCCACCTCCTTCAACAGTTTTTTGAAGTCAGCCCATTTCTTCTCGTCGATCAAAGGCTCAGGGCATCTCTTCTTACTGACGTCGTAGTGCCGTACAGCGTACTTGACGTTAGGCAGCTTCTTCAACAGCATCTGATACAAGCGTGCTGCATTCTCCATAGTCTGTCGAGGAATGTAGTACTTACCAGATGCATCGGTGTGACTGACCATTTCGATGCTAACAGAGTTGTAGTTGTTGACAAACTTGCCGCATGTACCGTTCCAACCATCGCCAACAGACCAGGCGACCGTATCCAGAGGAACGCATTCATAGACGACATTACCTTCGTCAACACAGTAGTGAGCTGAAGCAGCTCTACCTTCGCTACCGTTAGCAAAGTAGCGAGCATTGCCTTTAGCGGTTGCCGATGTGCCGGTGTTAGCTGTGTAATGGAATACAATAGCTTCGATGGCAGTCAAAGGGCGTTTGCCGCCGTGTCGACTTGCTTTGATGGTGTTGTTGATGGTTAATTTCATTCATCCTCACCTTTCTTAGCAATGATGTCTTGCACTTTCTGGCTTTGAGTACCAAAGTAGAAAGCAATGACGACAGTGTAGACGACCATGAACTCTTGCGTGATCTGCTTTGTAATTGCCAGATAAGCAAATACAGCAGTCAGCACAATCGTAACAATGGACTTAACACTGCACAGAGTTGCGAGTCTCTTTTTCAGATAGTCATTCATTGTTTTGATCTCCTTTCTTTGCAAAAACTTTTTTTACCATACCGAGTAGCAACTCACCTCCGAATGCAGCAGCTATAAATGTAGCTTCTGTTGACCAGTCTAAGGCTTGTAGCAGCTCGATCATAGTCTGGTTGAGAATGGCTTGAATGTAGGCGCCTACGAACACTAGCAGTTTTGTACCTACAATAATATAGCCAGTCAATTGCAGTGCTTGAATACACTGCACAACAATGAGACGCATCATCTCATTTTTATTCCAACGTTCTTTGTATTTAAGCATTGGCCATTTTAATGTACGTTCCCGTGTCGTCTGAATAGCTGACGTTGGGTAGTGTAGTGCTTCCTAGTACTGTATATAGATCAGGATACGACATTCTAGAAAAGTGAGACCCGTCGCACAAATGCCAGGGCGCAACCAGACGACGAACCGTAATTAGAATGTCCCCCACCTCTCTCGCTTCAATTAGCTTTTGAAACGCATCATTAACTGTTGCGTCTGTAGGTTTTCCAGAGGCTGGCCATAGTATTTGCTCAGTTTCAGCTGAAAGTAAAGTTTCTCGGTTGAGAGGGGTACCTTCTTCAAGAGGTTCGTCTTCTAGTTTTAACCATATGCCACGTAATACAACTTTGTAGGCATTGTAGCCTACATATCGAACAGCACCATTAGCTAGATCTATACTGCCTACTCTGTCCTGCATATTTACTCCTCCAATGCTTTAATATACGCGTGACTACGACTATCGGGCGTAATAGTTGGAACAGCTTTTGCTAAATTGCCATAGTCTCGTATATACACTGAAGCTATCTGACTACTAGAATCGAATGTTGGCGCAGTCACCGCCAATGCAGTTGGACTGAGCGTAGCGACGTACTCGCCTAAATCCTTGTACACTTTATCGGCTGGATCCGTGATGCTGCAGGTGTAATTATGCGTAATACCGGATTCATCTTCTTCTAAAATTGTTTGAAATATTAGCAGTCCGTCGCTAAAAGTCCATCCAGACCACGGCTCAAAATAATTCATAGTTGTAGCAGGATTTGTGCTATTTTGAATCTCAGACGGCCCGGCAATCCAAGTTGCACCTTTATCTGTAGAGTACGCATAGCGCAGTCTACCATTACCCCATACCACTATAATAGTGTTTGTAGCAGCACATACAAATGGTATGAATCCATAACTGGCTGCATTTGTAGACAGTATGGACGTTGGCACTTCTCCAATTAAAGTAGCGGTATCTGAATACCCAGGTTGACTATTTGTATAGACCTTTCGACCAACCATAAGTAAGAATTGATCTGAATCGGGATTGTAGTCTATACCATCACAGGCTCCAGCGACAGTAATCGTCTTGCCGTGATTTGTTAGAATATAAGTCTTACTCTGTATAGTGTACTCACTATTAACTTGCGTTACCCATGGATTAGCATCGTACGTAATTATAGCAAAACAGATGCTACCATCAGGTCTCTCCCAACCAGCACTCCAGAAGCCAACTCTGTTACTGTCAATGCCCGCTGTAGTGGTTGTGAGATCTGTAAGTGTGCTTAGAGATGCGTTCAGTTTGTACACATGTGTCTTAGACGAGTAGTATAGTAGCAGGTAGTACGCGTCGTCGATATTACTGTAACAAATAGCCTGTATAGTACCCGATCGAGAAACGCCGCTCGAGTCTACACACCGTACAGCATGTACTGACCATGCGTGTGCATCGTTAGACGTGTATATACGTATAGGCTCATTTGAATATGTATTAAAGCACATCCACTGGCCATTGATATAGTTCAGTGTAGAAGTGTTGCGATCAATTCCAGTTACGGTCTGATTAGTCCAATCGCCAGGTGCTGCAGTTGACCGTAACAAGTCGAAAAGTTCAGGATAGTCTGCTCGCGTGATTTTTTGACCATCGCAGAGTAGCCATGCGTCGGATGGTTTAGCGCGAGCAGTTACTAGCACGTCTCCAACACTGAATGTACCTTTTCGTAGCTCAGCGAGAGCCTGACTAACGGTAGGATCACTAGGCCTAGTTGCAGGATCAGGCCATATTTTACGCTCAGTGGCATCGGACAGAAGATTTGCTTTATTGAGAGGCGTACCCTCAACTGTTGGCTCGTCCATACGTTTCATGTACTCGTAGTGATCAAGACTACCGTCGGAATTGTAGATGCCATATCGAATAGCACCGTTGGAAAGAACTTTTGTAGGTTGACGATCTTTCATACTAAACCTCCTGCTGCACAGATTGATACGCCTGTATATCGGTAAGCTACTTGCATTGAAGTAATTTGCTGATCGCAAATTTGCAAAATCCTCTCAATATTGTTAGCATCCTCGAAGCTGAGATATTGAATACTGGGAGCACTCGCAGTACCTTCTGGATATGAGATAGCATCGCGAATCTGTTGAACCTGATGCTGATATGTTTGCATCTGAGTCAATGTCGGCTCATCCCAATCAGTCCAATCAGTCTTTGCACTAAGCTGAATGCCGATACCGCATACTGTGTTCAGTTGATCTCGAAGCCAGTTGAGCACTCGTCCAACTCTATTTAAGTCGGAGTAATTGTACGTACCTTTTAGATTGCTGCTCCATTCCGCTTTCTCTGCTGCAGTCATCAGCTCATATGACAGCGACTGCAAGTACTGAGCACGGCGCACATCAGTGTTTGTGCGATTAGTAATTAGAACCTCATTCACTCAACTCACCTCGATTTCTAACCGTAATCGTACCATCGAAACCTCCGTTGAAGCTCAACTTTGCGTCGGTAATATCCCCTGAGAATTTACCGTAAGTTGACTGAATATCCACGGTATCTAAGGGCTGTAACTCAGGGTAGCCTAAGTACGGAATTACTGTCTCAGTACGCTTCTGATAATACTGTAATGTAGCATCCGCAACACGACGCAGAGTAGCCATTTCAGTAATCAATGGATTGTCTACTGAAACTTCTAAACCATCAACCACATCTGCATTAGAATACGTTTGAATCCAGGTTTTGGATTCTTCAACTATGGTTCCTGTAATCGTAATATCGACATCTGCTTCAGTATCTGGAGCTGTAACATCGAGCACCGCTGCTCTAGCATAGAATGTAGCTGAGTTGAGAGTTGCGCCAGAGATGTTGGATACGGAGGGGTTAACTGCAATGACGTCTGAATCGTATACAATCTGCAATACGTTGCGACCAGACAGCTTTCCATCGAAGGAGTAAATTTTCTCCGAACTGCTTTTTGTTGAGAAGGTGTACAGACTAACCTGGACACTCTTCAACCTATCAGAAATCTGAAACGATGGGTCACCAAGCTGTTGATTCTCTGTAATAGTATAGCCGCTAGGAGAAGCACCAGACTGGATGCATACATAATCATTCTGATTATCGATAGTCAACATACAACCGGCAGCATTTGCAAGCAGTTGAAGAACGGTATTTTCAGCTGCAACAGGCAACGGAGCTCGAGTGTACAGCGTTGACAGTATAGGATCTAGATCCCAAGGAATCTCATTCGTACCTTCTTTGTTGATTGTGCTGTGCTCGAGCATGTACTGCGCAACTGTTGCGAAGGTCGCAGGAGTACCCGTATACTGTCCATAGATGTACTTATTGGTCATGAATGCTAAGCGGCTACCAGTTGACAGCTTAAACGTCTGGGCATCAGCTGGTATTGACCAACTACTCAACCACAACGGCCATTCTTTTAACCACTCAACCGTACCGTACGAGGTCTCAAAGCCCCACTGCGCTCGCACCTGCTGACGACGAGCCAGATATACTGAAACGCCTTCTTGAATGCGAGGATCAAATTCACGGTCGTAGTTGGAGATTTCAAGATCCAGCTGACTGGTTGGTAGCTGATTGCTTAACAGGTGCGTGCTTGCATCGTATGTTGCGGATTGAACTCGATCATTGTCGAATTGAATCAGTCTACCAAGTACAATGTACTCAATACGAGCTCGCCAATTTGGTTTGCTCCAGGCTCTGAAAGTCAGTCGAATTGCGTGTACGCCAGTCATTTCAACGTCATAGTATTCGTCTGGTTTCTTAGCAGACTTAACTGTACGTGTCTGAATAACCTGATTATTAGCATTGAGACCTTCAAACGTGAAGTCTGTTGCCCACGAATTAGTTTGAGTATCCCATTGGATATAGAAGCCAATCAAGTCGTATGCCTGCGAAAAGCTGAACAGGAATACAATTGGATTGCTGGTTGACACGACGTCGTCAGACCACCAGCCCATTCTGTTGTTAGCTGGATTCTGGTCGTCAATTAAAGTCATGTTACCGCCAAGCAGCCAGCGATTATGCTCAAGCGAGGCTGTAGGCTCGTAGGGAACGTTGTTGGATCCAAGAACATTGGAAGCTTGAGTCCACTTATCCGTATCGGTTGAGGATACTGTAGTATTCTCAACAATATCGGGAGGGACAATGTTTAGCTGAATCCTTAGATACCCTGGATATCGAAACTGAGCTTGGATAGCATCTTTCCAGGTCTTAGAAACCAGAATGCTCATTATGTGCCCTCCCCAGTGTCAACTACATTAGCAGCACACTCAACATAGGCAGTTGGAATACCTTGAGCATCGACGTCAAAAGGCTTATCGGTACGATCGCCAATGTAGAACTTACGAGAGATTTTGGTACCGGTTACTCGACTGTAGTACGTGAATAAGAAGAAGAAATTTTGATCCCAGAAACGAACCATCTTTTCCCAGTCTTCTTTAGGTAGATAGTTCCAACGCATCTCAGTCTTGTCCTGGTCACGCCCGATTTTCTGCGCAACCACCACTGCATTAGCATTTCTACCCGAGTTGACCAGTGTCTCAATTAAATTAGTACCAGAATCTTTGTCTGGATTTGGAATGCTGATGACAGTCCCTCCGTCGAGGGACTGCATCGTAAACATTGTTGAAGGTCTAGACATTAGGTACCTCCTAAGGTTACAGGTTGTTTGCCAACAAGCACCTTGCCGCGCTCGGATGCTTTATAGGTATAGGCATCGAATTGATCCTGACCAATGTAGACATTGACTTGAGGTGTTGCAGAGCCCTGCGCTGCAGCAACCTGAGCAAATTTGTTAAGCATTTGTTCCATCTGCGGGCTATTGCCTAATGGAATAACTGCCTCGTTGTACCTGCCTTCACCAATCAACGACATGGTAGGTCTCGTGACGACACCGCCGGTTGCAAAAGCGGTCGCACTACCAAATCCACCACGGTTAGTGTGTAAATCAGAGCGTCGAGCTGCAGTAAGCGAATCCGTAGACCCCGCCAGGCCACCGGTTAGAATGTACACAGTTCGATCCCACAGCGACGAGAAGAAGCTCGAAAGGAAGATACTAAGCACGGTCCACCGAAGCTGCCACTTCAACTTAAATGCTTCTACCAGCAGATCAACGAGCGTCAACATTATCTGACCCCAGTCGAGACCGGACAGGAAATCTTGAATGCTCTTGAAAATGCTCTCCCAGTCTGCAGTCACGAAGAAGTTAACTGCTGCATCTAAGAACCCTTCGATCGTATCGCCAAGAGTTTTACCAAATTCAGACCAATCGATTGTGCTGAAGAACTGGTTGACATAAAATGCAATGTCTGAGCCAATCTTAGCCCATTCAATCTGCGAAATGAACTCATGCACGTGTTGAACCATGGTATTGACGATGGTACCAATTGCTTTGATAGCTTCGCCCCAGTCAATACCCTTCAGGAATGCCACAACAGCTTTAGCGATCTGACCAACGAACGAGCATACTAGCGTAGTAGCCTTCTGCCAATCAACTCTGCTAATCGTTTTTGTGATTAAAACGCCTAGGTTTCCAGCAAATGCAGACCAGTTGAGACCATCAACGAATTTCTGAGCTTCAGTAACAGTGTTGTTGATGAAGCTGACAATCTCATTCTCAACAGCAGGCCAGTTGATCCGGTTGACGAAAGTTAAAAGTGCTGTATTGATACCACTTAAGCCTGCAAATAAAGTTGAGGAGACATTAGACCATGGAATGTTGCCAAACAGGCCAGCAATGTAGTCATACAAAGCGTTTCCAACTTCAGCCCAAGGGAAGGTGTTGACTGCAGTAAAGATCGTGTACAAAGCATTGGTCCACAGATTACCAATAGTTGCACCAATCTTGCCCCAGTCCAGAGTTGAGACGAAGCCACGAATGCCATCCATGACATTCGTAATGGTCTTCTGAATCTTAGCCATGAATCTCTCAGGCTGCGTATTGTCGAACGCCCACTGGATGCCTTTATTGATTAAACTCGCGATCTCAGATCCAAAGCTCTTGAAGTCTGCTTTCTTCCAGAGATTGACTAGACGCTGCATAAAGCCATCGGTTGACATCTGAATCTTGCTGTCATCCCAGGTAAGTCCAAATATCTCAAGAATAGCATCACGCACCTGATTGGCTTTCATTTTAACCTCGTCGAACGAGGCAGACAAGCGTTCGATCTCAGCCAAAAGTCTGGGGTCCATCTCGGTACCGGTGATACCGCCAGAGCCACCAGACGCCTCAGACGCTTTTTCCTGCAGGATGTTCAACTCATCGAACGGTGCAAGTAGATTATCGATGTCCTTCTTAGCACTTGCAGCAGCATCCCCGACACCTTCGAGGGCATCTGCTTCGCTCTCAGCAGCATCAGCTCCGGCAGATAAGCCGGTGTTAAAGCCGCCTAGGTCAAGTCCAACAAGTGTACCGATAAAAGTAAGAATTACACGAATAGCCATCACGATGCCGTTGAGTAGAGGTAATACCTTCTGCAGTACCGGAATAAAGAAGTTACCAATGGCTCGAGCTAACTGCGTAATCTGCTCCTGGAAAATACGAATTTGGTTGGCTGGAGATTCAATCGTATGCCCGAAGTCATTCATGGCATTTGTAGTTTGACGCATCATGGTGACGTAGCGCAGACCCTGCCGAGTAGCTTCATTCATATCCTTAACACTACCCTGCATTCCCAGCGAGAAAGCTGTCTGCTGCAGTGTAGCCTGTCGAATATCGACACCATATTTGCGCATTGCGGCTGTCATGCCTTGCATGCCAGAAGCCAGGTTCTTTTGAACCTTCTCAACGTCTACGTTGTACAAAGACGCGATATCATTAGCAGCTTTTGTCAATCCGAGCGACATCATCTCAGAAGCTTTAGCACTTGCGCCAGCTGCATCAGACAGCTGGTAGAAGTAGCCTACACTATTCATGATATTTGTCGGATCCATGCCGTAGATTTCTTGCATGGTATCGATAAAATCTCGGCCAGCCTCGACACTATCGCCCAGCGCAACCTCAAAGAGGTTGAGACCTTCGTAGTAGTCCATGCTCTGCTTGACAGCTTCTGCTAAGCTAACACCAATGCCAGCACCGACAATATCTTTGAAAGCATCAGCTACAGCCCCTGCTGCGGTTGACAAGGCTCCAAAACCTGTTGTCAGATTTGTAACAAGCTGTGTAGCTTTCCGTGCCAAAGTAAGGAACGTATCCAGCCCATCAACTACCGCATCAACTACTTTAAGAATTATAGTCAGCAGCTTGTTGAGCTGATCAATATTCCATTGAATAAACTTTTTCCAGGCATTGTCAACCTTTTTGTACAGGTTGATCAGCTGTTTGATTGCATTGATGATGCCTCTAATGATAGTAAGAATCTGGCTTAAGTCTGCGAGTGCTGATGCTCCAGTCAACGCGCCAATCGTATTACCAGAGTCACCGCCGAGGGCTCCAGTAGCTCCAGTCAGAACGTTACCGCCACCGCCACCGCTGCCTCCAGCAGCTACTGCTGGCAGTGCTGCAGTACTCTGAGCACTACCACCAGTAGCTGCTGGTAGTGCTTTTGAAGCGTTATCTGCTGTCTGTTGAACACGCCTGAATGCCGATGCGACTTGACGCATCGCAGAAGCCATATCGCGGACCTGATTGGTCGTCTGTTCGTTGATGTCATTAAAGTCAACGTACACGTTGCACAGGCTTCGTACAGCTTGATGCAGCTCCTTAGCGGCCTCGACAGCTTGCTTCGTTGCTGCGCCGGTCTGAGTCATCGAGGTAAGACTCTCTTTTAGCTTATTAGCTTCAGAGATGAGCTGATCAATCTGCTGCTTCAGATCACCCAAGCCTGATGTGTCAGGTTCGATGGATTGCTCAGACATAGCCTCCATCTGGTACTGAGCACGTTCCAGCAGTTTAATTGCTCGATCTGTAGCCCGTTGAAGATCCTCAGTACTACCTGTATACTCGTATCTTACTTCTTCAAAATCAATTGCCAACACTTCCACCTCCATTCTGTTTAAATCGAGCTTCTCTACGAAGGAACTCCTCAACGTCTACTTCAGCAACGTGTTGCTGAACTCTACCCTGAGGTTGGTCCATCTTGTTGATAATGCTCTGCAGAGACTTGGGATGAGTTGCGCGAGAGTAGTAACCAGCCCAGTAGCCTTGTTGAACAGCTAACTTTTGCTGATCCAACAGTCTGGTTGAATAGCCGTCAACACAGGCGTTGAACTGGTCTAGACTCATATCTAATGTTTGCTCAGGTAATAGACCGACTCTAAAACCTAAGCTAAACAGATTGTTCCATGTTACTGTTGAGCAGTCGTTTCCTGCTCCGGCTGAGGGTTTGCGTTCTCAACCTCATCGTCTCTGATACCCATGATGCCCTGAATGACGGTCTTCAGCTGAAGCATCATTTGCTTCACGTTGTAGCGATCGAGGTACTCCTCCAGGAACTGCTGTCTTGTGTACTGCGTGCGTGCGGTAGGATTAGCACACCAGAAGGCTTCATACAGAATGCCGACTTGATCCTCCAAAGTCATGTCGCCAATGTTGGCAAACACTTCAGAGTACGGCTTATGATTGTTCTGGCCCTGCACACGGTATGCAACACGCAGTGTAGTGGCCAGCTCATAGGTCTCACCGCCCAGGACAACAGATTTGTACTTTTCCATGATATCCTCCAAATGTAATTTTGTAGTTTTGTTGAGAGGGCGCAACCTCTATGAAGTTGCGCCCTGCTGAATGGATTAGCCGCCACCGCCCTCTGCAGGCAGCGTCAGAGTGGTTGCACCGGAGCCAGAGATCTCAGACGTCAGAGAAATCTTGTCGTCCGGAGCAGCGCTGATGTCGAAGCTGGCCACATAGCCCGTACCTTCGAAGTACGTGGTGTCGTCCAGGTAGATGCCAATCGTCAACGGGTCACCGCTTTCGAATGCATCGTAGAACTGCTTCTGCGTACCACCAGCAGCCAGAGCTACAGTGCCGTCGATAGATGCAGTCCAGTCTTTGACAGCAGGTACCTTCTCCTTGTACTTCATACCGAACGCGAGAATCTCGATAATTTCCTTATCCAGATTCAGATCCACGCCGGAAATGTAAGCCAAGGTCTTCGCTGTCTGGCCAGTGCCAACCTTAACGCTCGCGGTTAAACCAGTAAAAGGCTTTTCAGTCGCAGGCATTCAAATCACTCCTTTACAATGGTGTTAAAAGTTACTTGGAACTCGTGCAGCTTCTCAGGACTCCGACCCAAGTAAATCGGAGCACTAACCAGAAGAACATTCAACAGCTTATCGTCATGATATCGATGCAAGATCTCTTTTGCTTCAGTGGACCACTGTTGACCAGTTTCGTAAGAGGTGTGACGAATCACAATCTTAACAATCGGTCGCAGCATTGAGTTGTTGTGCTGACTACCGAAGAACTCGGTACTCACCGCCCCGTCGTACTCCATCACACCAACAATTGTGGTACTTGTTGCGGGGAGATCTCCAATTACCTTAGGCCAATCACTTGGCAGTAGATCGTAGATATACTCTGCAATCATTTAGGCTTCTTCAACCTCCTCCTGATACGACGTTTCATGTTGTACACTTCCTGCTTGAAGGGATCGCTAATGTAGTGCGCTTTGCCCTTGATAGGATGGTTGAACGTTGTATTCTCGTGTTGAATGCCTGCATAATCATAACCTGTCTCAGACTTTGCACTTGCACCAGCACGGATTCCTTGATGGCCTTTTGTATGCGTAGCATTCACATAGATTGAACGTTCCAGTTGTCCTGTCTTATAAGGAGCCTGAGCAACCGCTTTTGCTTTTATTGCAGCAGCTGTTTTGTCCAGCTCCTCATTGGGCACAGTTTCGAGCGTATTTAAAAACTTTTTCAAGTTTCCGATCGCTCGCTGCACACTAGCAATACTTGTTGCAGAGCTACCTCTAGACATAGCTCTCATAGCCCTCTGCGCGACCAAGCTGATTGATGTACTCTTCAACTTCTAAGATAGCCTTACCATCGAAGCGGTCGTCAGCATTCACCTCGACACTCTCGTCGGTGAAGTATCTTGTTGAGCTGCGAAGCACAGCACCGGTATTGGTCTGCACATCCCGAATAACTCTCTCACGACGACATTTAAGTTGACGAGGGGATTCATAGATCACTTCGCCAAACTTATCCAACTGAACATTTCCTTTACTGTCTCTCTTAGCACGCTCGAATGTGCAAGTCTGCTTCAGAAATTTCGTCATTCGACTCATACTGGCCTCCTTGCAATTCGGTAACCACCTGACATGAACGGTTGAAGGAGTCGTGCTGCCTTCGCAGATACAATACCATACGAAGTAGTGGATCCCCGTCCCCAGGCACCGGAACTTGTCCTTTCAGACAAATTACCGATGCTGTACGACTCTACTCCCCACTGCCAAAGTTTTTCATAGAATGCGGCATCTTCTGAGGTTGAATCATCAGACAGCGCAATGGCGTTTTCAACCTGAGCAGCTTTGACACTGTTAGGCACTTCCGTGCTCGGACATCTTGGAAATGCGGTCTGTTGATCTGGTTGAGACTTGTGTCCTGAGAAGGGCAGAGCTTCGATTGATTCAAAGGATCGTTGCAGCAGCACTTCCTTATCCTCATTGCTCAACCCCTCCCAGGTAAACCGCAAGTCATCGGTTGAAAGGAAGTGCGTCGCAACGTACTCGTCTGCGTACGTAACGTCTACGTAGCCAATGTTCGCCACGCGCACTCACCTCCTTAGCCGTTGGACACGATCTGTGCAATCGGGATCAGCTTCGGATCGACGACGACCTTCCACTGAGCAGCCGTGCCCAGCTGAGTATCAGACGGGGACGAGCAGACCGAACCAGATACAGTCGGCAGCGTGTAGCTGAAGCCGTTCGGATGCAGCGTCTCACGCAGTCTGGTTGCCAGAACGTTGTAGCCACCGGCGGTCAGCACGGTACGGTCAATTTCGACAGGCGTGTCAACAGGAGCCTCGGCGAACTGAATTGCACCAGCACCAAACAGGTACGTGGTGTAGTCCTTCGCAGCGGTGTCCTTCGCATTCGTTGTGACGGGAACGCCATCGTCAACAATGACAGTCATGCCATTGTAGTCAGCGATGTTGACAGTTCTCTGGATACCGGCAGCATCGGTGTACTTCCGGAACTCCAGCAGCTGCTTCTTCGCAAGGTTGAGAGCAACCTTGGAGTGCATGATCGCCAGAGAGAAGATACCAGCGTTGTCGCCAACAGCCTTCTGGATCGCTTCGGCAGCAGACGCCTCGCTGAGCATGTTACCGTCGCCAGCAGTACCACTCGTGCCAGCAAACGCGATGCTGGTCTTGTGGTTCTGCCACGCATCCCAGTAGTCGCTCTCGTCATCAGTAATGGCAAAAATGCCCTTCATGATGCCGATCAGACGATTCTGGCGCTGCTTGTTCCAATACTTCGCGACCTGAGCAGAAATCTGCTGCATCGGATTGGCACCCGAGTTAAAGTCGCGAATGAAGTCCTTGTCACGCCAAGCATGCATACGGCCGTAGACAACGCCAGTCTGAGAGCTGCCGGTCGGATCCGAAACAGTCATGTCAGAAGTGCCGTCGTAGTTGTCGGCCGTGCCGCCGATCACATTGTAGAACGGAATCGTGTACAGGTTAGAACCGTTCGCAATCATGCGAGCGATTTCACCGTTACGCTGAATCGCACCGCTATCGATCATAGCAGTACGAGTGGGGTCCTGGGCTGCCTGCCAGTTCATCAGGAAGATTTCCTCATCGAACGGGTAACCAAGAAAAGTACCAGGCATTAAACTCACTCACCTTTCATAAATTTTTTGAAAATTTCAGGGTTAGCTTGCTTGAAAGCGATCTGTTGCGCAACGTCCAACTTCAGGAACGCATCGCGCGTCGTTACACCTTCAAACTGGGTACCGCCGTCCTTACCCGTACCAGCAGGAGGAGTGGTCTGCTTAAACAGATAAGCCTTATCGGTCTTAAGCTGAGTCAGCATCTCATCCATACCAGTAATCTTGTCGTGTTCGTCCATCGTAATCTTAGTCTTGTCCAGCACACTGGAAGACCAAACCATTTCAGGATCCACGACACCAGCTTCACGCAGCTTTGACAGTGCTGCATACTGCATCTTGACTCCACGAATAGCTTCGTCCGCCTGGTTCTTATACTTCTGCTCTAAAGCAGCAGTATCTACCGGCTTTCCAGGCAGTCCTTCAGGATCATCAGGATCTGCTTTAGGCGGCTTAGGCGTATTGCCAGGCTCGCCGCTCAAACCAGCAAGCTGATCCCTCAGGGTGTTGCGCTGTGCAATGACCTTGTTCAATCTAGTCCTAGGTACCAGATCGTAGTCAAAGTCATCGCCCAGAGCATCAGTCACCTGAGCATACATTTCCGGAGTCAGATTTTTCTTCAACGCATCAAGAAACGACATTGAAATTCCTCCCGTTTAACGCCCGTCGGCTTATTCTATCAGATCAGCGTAAAACTGTATCCTGTCCATCAGAAACTCCCTCCATGCTATATTCTATAAACGGTCTGCATAGTTATCGAATTTTATGTTGTCTATGATTTCCTTGAATTCAGCCGTGACCGGCTTTTCTGCCGCATCTACCGTATTATCCAGTATCTCATCGAGCGCGACACAGATTTCACATAACTTGTCATATACTTCATCTTGCGAGACGTTACCTGTTCTTACATTTTCAATCCATTCTCGCCATTCGCCAGTCGCCTTAACGCAATCCACCATTCTTATTCCGCTTGAATATTTTCTGCATATCTCACCATAGCAAAGCGCATACAAAACACGCTTACGGGCAATCTTGTAGTAGATGTGAAATTTTTCTTTGACCGTGTTGGCATATCTGACTACTGCGCTATATATTGCGTACTTATTTTCTTCGACAAGTGCGTCTCGGCTTTGCTTTATCCAATCCGTGAATTCGTTATCTGTGACAAATTCTTGTGGATACAGCCATTGCATAGCATAGATATAACCATTGGCTATCGATGTAATAGCGTTATAAAATTCATCTGGAAACTTATATAAGGTATTGCACCAAGCTTTACATCTGATATCTTTGTTAAAATCGTCAGCAATTATCAACAGGTCTATATCAGACCGCTCGTGCTCAATCCCTAAAGCTCGACTGCCACCAATCGCTGCAAATTCTTGATTAGTACGAAGGAAGTGCATATACTGTTACCTCCCCGCTATAATATAATGATGTACTGTCGCCCAATGTCCAGTCTATGTTGTAAAGCACCTCGGATTTTTCAGCAGAAATACACTCGTTCGAAAATTCAAGTGCTATAGAAGTTTCCGTCATTGCCTTCCAAGCAGTGGTTGCGCTTGTACCCATTCTTGTGGCAAACATTCCATAAAGCGCCGAACTTTTCTTCACATATAGATTTTTATAGTGATCATCTCCTACGTAATCTTCTTGTGCTACAGAAAAGCTCAAAATTCCATCGTTGACAGTATACGTCCCAATTTTACGACCAAAAATACCAATTGTTGGCACATTAGTAGTTATGCTCACACTTGATAATGTTTTCCCATCATCGGGCATGACCGTCGTTGTCCCATTGCTTGTTATCGTGATTGATTTGGTCTGTTCTGGTTTTGATGGTACATTAACCTTAGCCGTCACCTTAGTAAGCATCTTGCCGTTATCCGGTTCAGCTGTATACATTCCATTTGCTGTGATATCTAGTGTCTTCTCTTGACTCTCAGGCACAGGAGTAATTACAACCCTACCCTGTATCTTACTACCAGCAGCATTGTGCGCGGTTATACCCTTCAATAATGTATTTTCTGTTACTGTGTCCTCTGTAAGATCCAGTTTTACCTCGCCATTGATTTCAATTTTGTTGACAGCCACAATTAAGCACCTACTTTCAGCGTCTGACCTCCCTGAGCATTGTCGGTGTACGAGACAGGAATTGCAGCAACCGTTACAGAGGACAGGTAATTGTATGTCGGACTGTCAGGTGTAACTTCTTGCTGTGTAAAAGTCGGAGTGACAGTCTTGGCCTGAGGCTTTACACCTTCAGAGCCAGACATGGTGCCTTCAACACCAAGCACCGTGATACCCTCACGAATGTTGGCCGGAATCAGCTTTGCAGCCTCATCAGCGTCAATAGCAGCATCACCAGAGCCGTCATGGAAGCCCATCGGAATAGGTACAGGAGTGTCTTTATTGGTAATTTTCAAGTGCTTTGCCCCATTGTTGGGCATTGTACCGGTCAGCTTGGAACCTGCTACATATGCTGTCTTATCCTTCAGGATTTCTGCAGCAACGGCAGTTGCATCGCTGGTGTCAGCATCCTTCGTACTGGTACCAACGATAGGTGCGCCAGATTTGTCATGGGCCTTAATACCCTCAGCCAGCTTATCAGGAGTGATATCGTCCTGAGTAAGATCAAGCTTAACTTCAGTGCCAATGATAACCTTGTTTACATATTGATTAGCCATAGTACTCCTCCCCTATGATAAGTGTCTTTCCATCAGCTGTGTTCGAAACCTCAAACTGTGGAATTTTACGAATAGTCACATCCTTAGACATAACCATATTCTGTGTAGCCATAACTTTATCGTTGTAAGTTGAAGGGGTCACTTCGTAATCGCCCTCATACTTATCGCCAACTACGTTGATCAGCGACACATCCTGCAGCTGTACTTGAACTGTACTCGGTGCAGCTACATGGACATTGATCTCAGATTGTCCAGTCAGGTTGATCTCAATGCTCAATCACAGCACCTCCCTAGATGTGCTAGCCTCCACATTGATCGGATCTGCCAACGTACCGCGCACAACATCAGGAGAGCCTGGGAACTTAATTCGGACAATAACTTTAAGACTGGACTTAGGACTCATCTTAAAAGTCTCCTGCTGAGACAAGTACAGCTGATAGCACTCGTCTCGATACTCAACATCCCCAGGGTAGTACTTTAGTAGGTTGCCCAGACTGAATTCGATGGTTTCGACATTAGCAGGGAGTATCTCAGTCTTATCTACGAGAAGCTTGAAGGGCAGATAGTACGCATCGCCCTGCATAATGGTCATATTACTCACCATCCTCCATATTAGTTGCAGATCTAAAATTATTCAGACCTGTTACAGAGCCTTTAGCAGAACTGTTGACGCCGGTACCATCCTGCGGACCGGGATGATTCGGATCCTCTACTGCATCTGGTTGGAGAAGCTCTCTCTCAGCTAGAATCATCTCAATCCACTGCTTAGCCTCATCATTCGATCTGCTGAAATACTCCATGATAGCCTTTTCCAGAGGCATCATCTGAGTTGCGCCAGATGCCAACTTAGCATTCTCAATGTTCTCACGCGGATCATCAGGCAGACCATCAGACCACAGTACAGAAATATTCTCGTACTGAAGCTGCTTACTCAAACTTGCGAACAGTTGACGAACTGGCCGAGTCAGAGCGTTAGCAATTCGACGAGCCTTTGCAAGAGGGTTGACCATCTTAAAACGCATTGCAGTGCCGCTGATTGCCTGGCTAGATCCATCCTGACCACCAAGCAATGCAGCGCCCATTTCGCTCAAAATGTACAACTGGTTAATCAAAAATTCAAGCTGCTTAAATGCGCTGGTAAGCTGACCATCCCAAGTCATGTACTTTGGCTGCTCCTCGCCAGGCGACACAGCGAAGAACTTACCACTGTGCAGGTGATACTCACCAGTTCGAGCATCGCATTCAAGCATCGAGACAGGACCTGTGATGTTGGGATCAGCATGCTTATCCAGGATAGCAGAAATCTGACCAACACGAGCCATGATCTCTGCAAGAATGCTGTCCAGCGGCATATAGTCATCGTAGCCGTACACGCTATTAGAAGTTGAGAATGCTCGAATATGTTGCACAGCGCAACGATCTAGCCCAGTAGAGGTCCATCCACTGCTAATCTGATCCAAGATCACGCTACCAGACTCATTCATCTTGTAGATACGAGTCTCATATCTACCAGCTTCGGAAGGCATAGTACTGTGGATCTGCACATGCAAGTACCAGTCAGGCTTAGTCGGATCACCTGTGATATTCTCACGCCAACACAAGCAATGCGCGGTAATACTGTTGGTGCCGTCCTGCCGTACTATGGGGTACCATTGAGCAGGATCCCAGCAGGTAAAATTGTAGTTGCCATCATAATCTAAGTACAAACGCCACACTGCATCGCCGTAACGACTAATGTCGATTACAGTTGAGTACACCTTAGCGTCGAAATCAGAAGTATCGCGAACGTTGCGAATAGTCTCATTATCTTCAGCGGATGCACCAGAGATGTTGGGATGCTCACCGCAGACAAGGTCCGCCATTTTAAGAGACATCAACCGCTGATAATTGAGAAGAGTTGGGAAGGACACAACCTCTTCAAAATTGCCAATCACCTGCGAAATACGCTTCGCACACTGAATGTAGCAGTTGATACTGTCTACCTGGTGCAGATCATGCGTACGAAATGCAGGGTCTGCAAAATGGTCACCGTCAAACAGTTGAGCATTCTGGCAGTAACGCATCACGCGAGGCGTCTCGCGGACCGGAGGAAAGCTCTGCCCCGGCTTCAACCAATCAAAATTATAGAGCATACACTTCACTCCTTAAACTTTATAAACACCAGACATGCCATTCAAAGACTCGGTGTACAGAGCGTACCGGTCAGTGTCGCAGGCATGGTCATGCTCTTTTAAAGGCTTATCCAAGCCTATTCGTTGAGCATTTGGATCCCATACGTACGATGCATACTCCTGCTCAGTGTTGACACAGGATTTATCAATGAAGTACTTACCGCATTTCAGGCGAGTTGCGACATGTCTGATACCGCTAATGACGTCATTATCAGCATTCAGCACACGGTACCCAAGGCGCATCAAAGCCACTTTCCACGAAGCCGCTGACGGGTCGCAGTACACAGCCCATGGTTTAATGCCGTCGAGCCATTTCTGGAACTCTGCAACGAACTCAGCATCGGTTTGCTGCTTTTTACGCTTCTTAGCATCGTAATAGAACTCACGAACCTTCAACATCAACGGCAGGCCGGATTTATCAGTGTCTGGGAACTTAGCATACAAGCCCCAAGACATGACAGTTGAGGTGCCGTAGTCGCAACCAACCAACCAGCGAATGGCGCTCGGATGCACACCACTCTGCTCAATGTACCTAGCAGTGTCGATCATGTGCTTGCCTGCCGAGAACATATCGTACACGCGACCTTCTGCAGCAACCCAGTTGCCCAGAATCATGCGCTCGTACCAGACACCAGTGTACATCTGCTTCAAGTCTTCAATGTAGGACTGACTCAAGCTGAGATTGTCCTCCATCAAAAACTTCCAGACTTTTTTGTTGGTGATCTTCGGGTTCGTAATGTAATCGGTGTAGAACCAGTGATAAGGACTATCCGGGTTACAGTTACAGAAGCACATCGCTCCCTCAACTGACAGACGAGCCATCAACTGGTTGAACACGCTCTGCGGGTACAAGTTAACCTCATCACACAGAGCTCCAGCAAAAGTTGCGCCTCGAATCTTGGACTCAGCGTCCTCGTTGTTAGCGCCGAAGCAATACACGCGTCTGTTGAAGATACGCAACTCGCCCTGCTGACGATTTGTCCACTTGTAGTTTTGAATCCCTACAGTGTCGAACAGGTCATTCAGAACGTTTCGCTGTAAGGTGGCTGTCGTTCGCCCGAGCATGGCGACATCTCCAGGAGGGCCAGAGATCAAATACGACAGCCACCGGACAGTACATGAAATCGTCTTTGACGAGCGAACTGCTCCATGAGCTATGTTCAACTTCGCATCAGAGTTGCGAATAAAATCCAGTGCCTTAGGCGAAAATGGCCTCCAATCAACCATTATGCACCACTGCCTCGAATCGCTTCAGTCAGAGCTCTCAGACCCGTAACAGCAGCATCCTCAGGACCATTCAGCATGCGATCGACCTCGGACATGGTCTTTACAGCCTGACGAATCTCACCACCAAGACCAATGTACAGATCGGTCATCGGCTTAGTGAGCATCTTAGCCATCTGAATCTGCAAATCCTGATCCTCTTCCGGAATGTTGCTAATCCGAGCCAGCTTGTTGATCCTACGGCCCATTGCTTTCAGAGTCACAAGATACTCACGGCTAACAGCCTCCAGCATGTCCATCTCGCGCAGCTTAGCTCTGCGCACCAAGCTGTCGCGAGTCGGTTGCGCGGGTTGAGTTGAAGGAACGTCCGTCACGAGAACGCCAGGCTCGAACTTGTCGAACTCACTCGGTTGAGTAGCCTCGATGACCTCGACGTCCTCAGGCCGAACCAGAGGAGTATGATACAGAGCGTGCAGCTTAAGCTCGTTAGTCGAAATGCCATACTCTTCAGCAATGCTCTCAACAGTAATGCCTTTTTCCTTATCAGTCAACTCCAGCAGCATATTCTCAATATCTGCTCGCTGGCTATGTTGACAAACTCTACACATAAGCTCACACTCCCTTCAGTTCAAAATTTAGTGTTGAATTCATGCAAATTGTCCTTGCATCTTCCTCAATTCTATTATATAATAAAGATGAGCAAAGTTCAAGTGAACTAAAAGAAATTTTTTCAGGGATTATACTTTTAATGTTTCGCAAAGTTAGAATGAAAGGAGCGCTTTTATTGTACTCTAGAACAATGTACCGAGATATCGCTGGCGGTAATCCTGTTGGAGCTCGCCTATTTCAGGATCTAAACGAGCACTGGGTTGAATGGTTGAGGATTGTAGCTGAGAGCACATGGATCCGAAACTGGTCCAAGTCTAAGCTCTTTCTCGAACCAAAGAGCTCGGATTTCGACTGGAATGCAACACCAAACGGCACTCTGTTGAGAGACTTGAAGTTAAAACTGCTCTACGCGCACACGCCTGGAATCGCAGCGATTGCGCATACTGTTTTGCTTGAAGCCACCTGGAATGTAGGCTTCCTGGGACTTGAGCAGTCGGATTCGGAGAATTTTGCCCGGCTTGTCTGGTTGAGAGGTGCCAAGCTTGACCGTAGTAATCGCGCAACCGGAACGCAGATCTCTCACATGCGCGATCTGCAAGCTCCCATCTGCATCCCTGCAGAGTATGGCTCGCTAGATCGTTGGCTGTATCCCATGTGGCTGCACGCTCATCGTTGAGGGAGTTGAGGGGGGTGCTGAACGGTTGAGCAGTTGAGGGGGGAGGTTTGCACAGTCGAACAGTTGAACAGTTGAACGGTTGAGGAGTCTGAGCTTCCCCGGAATTTTTTCTCGGGGTACCGGCTCTACAATCTGTGAAATTTAGGCACTGGGAATTTTTCTGGTAACACCTGTTCCAAAAATCTCGAAATGTTTTAGCAGGTAAAACCCTCCATTGCTGCATTAGTGTAGTATAGTAGTACTCAAATAAATGGTAAAGTAGATAGAAACCAGCATGATTCTTTATGTAAAAGTCCACCGAAAACTTTCAGAAAAAGGCTTGATTTTCTTCAGAACTGACATTATAATATGCATATAAGATAGATAAGGAGGCACAAACAAATGGAAAACAACATCAGCGCTGCTCTGCAGCAGAAATTCAATCAGTACAAACATCTGAGTCTCAGAAAGCTTGCTACTGCAACTCAGATCAGCTACAGCATGCTGCTGAAAGCTAGCAAGAAGCCCGTCGAAGGACAGCAGTACGATCCAGCAGCTACCAATTGGAACGCTGTCGCCGCGATGCTGTTGAAACGGAATATCGAGCTCGATAGCATTGACTGGGAAGCCCTCGACGTACCTGCCAAGAGAGCGCCTGCTCTGCTGAGCAAGGATGCTGAAGCATTCAAAGTCGGCATGAAGGTATACCTTCGTAGAAACAATGATGTGCCGTATGTCATCGCGTATAAAACAGACACGCACATTGTGCTTATTCAGGAAGGCACTACTGAGCCGATTGCTTGGAGCAACAGCACATTCCTGCTAAATGGTCCGATGCTGCAGCCTCGCACCAAGAGAACTGTCGCGGAGGTTGAGCATGAAGCTTAAAACTAGAACCAAGCGCACGATCTGTGCAATCATCGGTATGGCTGGAGTGCTCCTGATGGCAATTACGGCAATGATTTCGGACTCCGTCAACGTCCAGTTGAGCACGATTATCAAACTCGAAGCCCTCGGCCTTGCCATGTGCTGGGGTGGATTCTACAAAGGAGGTTACCTGCAATGAGATACGAGACACCTGAACCGAGTCTGACTCCTAAGGAACCGAAAGTTGCGCACTACTGCACATGTTGCGGATGTGAGATCTACGAAGGCGAGGAGTACTACCACCTGAGCACATTTAATCCGAGTCTGCGCACGTTGAACATCTGCGAAACGTGCATGCAGACCGCGAGTCGAGTTGCGGGGGAGGGCGACTAACCATGAAGCTTCTGTCCGACGAAAACCAGCGTCTGTTGAGACAAATGAAACGCAAGCGCAGCAGACGCGCTGCCCAGAGAGCACGGCGGCAACCGCTCTACCCAGGGCCCCTGGCTAAGCCCATGCGTCCAGTGCGCATCGGCATCATCGCATTCATAGTCGACCTGCTGGGTCGCGACTAAGTTGAGAGGAGTTGAGCACAATAAAACGTAAACGGAGCATCAGCTGGATTCGGATCATCCTGGGTGCGATTCTCATTGCAATTGATCCAGCGTTTCTCTTCGGTCCTTGCGCATTGATCGGTGTGGCGTTATTGATCGCTGGATTGATTGGTGAAGATAAAACACGTGACTGAAAAAAAAAACAAAAAAGTTTCAAAAAACAGTTGATTTTTGTGCCCAAAGTGTAT